CTGGCAGACACTGCGGTGTCCCGCACGAACCTCGGCCTCGGCACGATGGCGGTCGAGACGGCGTCGAACTACCTGACCACGGCCACGGCGTCCTCGACTTACTTCACGATCGCCAGCGCCGCGAACAAGGCCGACCTTGCAAGCCCGACCTTCACCGGCACACCCTCGCTCCCTACCGGCACGATCGGCGTGACGCAGTCTCCGGGCAACAACACCACGGCGCTGGCGACTACGGCGTTCGTCACGGCGGCGGTTCCGGCTGCTTCTACGACTGTCGCTGGTTTGCTGGAATTGGCGACCCGCCTTGAAGTCGTTGAGCCGTCCTCCTCGACATTGGCTGTCTCGCCGATGCGCGCGCTGGACGTGTTGATGAACCCTGGCTACGTCCAGATTGCCCAGAACACCAACAACGTCGCCGTAACGACCTCTGGGACCGGGGCTAGTTCTTTTACGACCTCCATGACTAGAGTTTGCATCGGGCCCAATGTCTCGGTCGCTGGCTTTGCTTACTATCGCCCTCAGACAAACGGAGGCGTTGGGCAGTTCTTCGCCAAGGGTATCAACAACGCTTCAATCAACTTCTCCAAGCCTTTCTGGATGAGCGGACGCAGCTTGTATGACGACACCTTCCGCGGAGACGCCAACAATACTTCGCGCATCACGGTCGGTAAGTCTGCAACTGGTGCAGGCGCTTTAGCCCAAAAGGGCATCGGTTGGCAAAAGGTCGGCGGCCTTGCAACTAACTTCTTCCTGCTCGCCCATAACGGCACAACGCTGACCAGCGTCGACACGAACACCTCCCTGAACTCCCTCGGCATCACCGGCGGCGTTCCCTTCGATTGGTCTGTCTACTCCGATGGGGCCGGAAACGTGACGATGTTTATCAATAACGTTCAGGTCGCCACGACCTCCGCTGGCCCTACCGGATACAGCACAGGCTCTTCCGTCTGGCAGGAGGAAATCGACCAGACCGCATCCGCCGCCACCCGTATGTATTTCGCGACCTTCGGAGGCCACTACTACCATGCATAAATACAAGGTCACTTGCCTGTTTGTCCCAGACTGGGCAATCGTCTATCAATCCCTGTTTGGCACCGCCGTCCACTGTGCCTCGCACATCGAGGGCTCAGTCGGCACGTTCACCTTCGACACCCCGCAGACCCCCGCCGACCTCGGCCCCATCGTCCGCGTCGAACTCATCTCCGAATAACACCATGATCACCCACCTCCTCGCCCTCCTCGTCGGCTTCGTCGCCGGTGCCCTCGTCATGCGTAAGCACAAGGCCAAGGCCGACTCGCTCGAAGCCAAAGGCCGTCAGGCCCTCGACGCCCTCAAGGGCCGCTGATCCGTGCGCTTGCTCCTAGTCATCGCCCTCGTGGCCCTGGCTGGGTGCAAGTCTAAGCCCGCCGACGCTCCCCTGCCTGTCCAGCCTCCGGCCCCGACGAAGCCTGACGCCGTCCAGACCCTAGGCAAAGACCTCGACAAGACGGATCACCGCGTAGGCGCTGCGCTCGTGGCCATCGAGAAGAACGCCGACAAGCCCAAGGTCGTCGTCGCGGAGTCTCGCCTCGCCCAGTCCTATCTGCCCCCGCCCCCCGAGGCGGACGTGGCCTTCGCCGTGGCCCGGGCTACCAAGGCCGACCCCATCGACTACGCCAAGCAAATGGAGTTCGGACGCAAACTAGCGACCGCCGTCAACAAGGCTTGGGAGAAACTCGAGGCCGACCAGAAGGAAGCCGCCCGCGTCTCCGGCCTGAAGGACGCCCGCATCGTCGAGCTGACGAAGGAGGTCGAGCGCGTGAAGAAGGACGCCTCCGCTCAGACATGGACGCTCGTCGGGGCTGGCCTCGCAGTGACCGGGGCCTTGTGCCTCGCCTTCCTAGGCCCCCGCATCGGTCTGCCCCTGCTCTTGTGCGGAGCCTTCTGCGGATCGGTGCCCTTCATCATCGACTCGCCCTGGTTCGAGTACGCGGCCGGTGCGACCATCGTCATCTCCTGCGGACTGGGGCTCTGGTGGCTCGCCGACCGCGTTAGGGACTCGGTGAACAAGCCCTCTCCTTCCGACGATGAGCAAGCCCCGCCCCAAGTCTGACCCGCCCGCGGTCAAATACGCGGAGCCTCACTTCACCTTCCGCATCCTCGGGAAGGCAAAGCCTTCGCACGATCCGAAGTGCAAGACACCCTTCGGCTACTGCTGGAAAGGCACGGGAGACATTCACGTCGACGCTCGTCAGCCCGAACATGAGATGATCGACACGGTCGTCCACGAGCTCATCCACGACACCTACCCTTTCCTCGACGAAGATGCGGTCGAGGCCGGGGCGACCCGCATCGCTGAAGCCATGTGGCGTCTCGGCTACCGCCGCACCATCCGATGACCATCGAGACCTTCACGACTGTCTGCGTCCCAGGGATTGCCTCCCTCGCATACTTCTCCGCCGGCGTGGCCAACCTCTACACCCGCAACTGGGCGATGGCTATCATGTGGCTCTGCTACGCCGTGGCCAACGTCGCCCTCCTATCTACCGTCCTCCGTAAATGAGCCCTCCCCCTCCGCCCATCGACCCCGAGTCCCTGCCGAAAGAGCTGAAGGACGGCATCGTCGCGTCAGTCCTTGGCGGCCTCGCCATGACGGCCCGCCTCCTGCTCTCGACCGAACCCGTGTCCCTGGGCTGGGTCGTGCGCCGTGTCCTCGCCGCCGCGATCACTGCGGCCTTGGTCGGCTACGGCATCCAAGACCACATCCAAAGCCCGGGCCTGAAGATGGCAGTCGTCGGTGCGGCCGGCTACGCGGCCCCCGAGTGTCTGGACTACCTGATGAAATACATCAAGGCGCGCGGGGAGAAGGAAGTCGCCGCGGTCGTCGGCAAACCGAAACCCCATGGCAAAGGCAAAGCAGTCACCAAGCGGAAGCGGTAACCTCCTGCTGGCGGTCACGCTGCTCACCGGCTTCGCGGGAGTCTCGGCCCTGTCGTCGGCCTACATCGCCGGGTATGTCCTCGACCAGCTGCAATCGACCGACGCCCTGGTCATGATCGTGACCGACGGTGGCAAGATGCGTTCCGACTCGGCCGACCTCGAGCGCAACATGAGCACGGCGACCTTGGCCTTGAAGTCCGTCCGCGACCTCGGCTGGGCCTTGGCTGTGGGGTGCTTAGGGGTAGGGGTGGCGGTCTTCTTACGCTCCCGCCGTCAAAGCGTCTCATAGGGCAAGCCAGAGGGGTCTATTGCCCCTTGACGGAGGCGACCCTAGGGGCAAACTGAACTCAGTCGGGTAGGGGTACGCTCGTTCATGGCGGGCCTCGATGACCCGAGGGACACGAATTGCCCTGACCCCTTCAGTGGGGTCACAGGGTATTTGCGGAAAGGTGCTTGACGAATGTGGAACAGTCGGGCAAGGTGCTTTCCGTTCCACCAAACCTATGAACCTTATCAAGCTCCTCCTCCTCGCCGCGCTGATTGCCACGGTCATCGTCTTCTTCGCCGAAGGCCCCGACCTCCTCACCATCATCGACCAGCACTAAGACTTCCCGCCCACCATGCCCAACGCCAACCACCCCTACGTCGAGACGCTGACCTTCGCCGGTCGCGTCCTCCCCCTCAAGCGCCCGATGGCCGAATATGCCGCCCGACGCTTACAGGCCATCCTCCCGCAGATCGCCGCGCTCAACGCCGCCGGCAAGACGCAGGCCGATGCCGCCGCCGCCCTGGACACGACCGTGTGCACCCTCCGTCAGTGGCTCGACATCACCGGGACGCAGTGGGTCAACCTCAACCGCCGCGGCCCTTACCGCCGCCAGAAGTGACCGCCATGACCGACAAGGAAATCCACGCGTTCAAGCGCCGCCTTCGGGTGGCCGCAAACCCCGAGGGCCACAAGGCATACCTGTCGAAGTGGCAGAAAGACAACGCCGAGAAGTGCCGCAAGTACTGCCGCGACTACTACGCCAAGAACAAGGTCAAGATGACAGCCAAGGTCCGGGCTTGGCAGAAGGCCAACCCTGATCGCGTCATGGCCTCCGTCCGCAAGTGGCAGGCCGCCAACCCCGAGAAGGTTAAAGCCAACAAGCGGGCATACTACCTCCGCCGCAAGGCCCGCATCGCCGCCGCTTTCGCGGCCCTTGCTAATTCCTCCCATGCCTGACCCATCCCACCGCCCCTACCAACCCATGACCATCATCCGACCCGACTCCCTCCCCCGCCTCTGGTGGCTCTTCCCCTGGAGCGTCTGCCGTCAGCTGCACAAGAACGCCGTGGCCCTCAAGGCGCTGGCCGACGCCGACGCGGTGACCAATCAGGCGCTGAAGGCCGAGGTCACCCGGCTCTCCCACTCCCGCGAGCATTGGATCGCCAAGCACGACCGGGCCTACGCCGTCGCCATGCATAACGAGCGGGTCATCGCCGACATGGAAAGCCGTATCATCCGCGGCGCCATCATCCCCGACGCCCATCCCCATGAGTAGTTTCCGCCACCTCGACGGGATGGTCGCCCTGCTCTCTGAGGTCTATGAAATCAATGAGCGAATCCTGACCGGGGACATCTGCTCCGCCAAGTCGGCCATCGCCTCGACCCGCATGAAGAAACTCCTGCACCACTACCACGAGGCCCTGCACGAGGACGGCGCCGTCAAGGTCTCGCTCCAGGCTTACGCCGCCGCCGGTGGTTGGGTCGGCATCACCTACTCCTACGAGCTCGACGGCTTCGAAGTCGCCGGATCACAAGTCCCCCGCCGCGTATGAGTATCGAAGAACTCAAGGCCGAGAACGCCCGCCTCAAGGCCGAGGTCGAGCGGCTGACCAAGGCCATTGATTTGACTATCATCGACCTTGATGAACGCCACGAAAGACAAGACCTTCGGGCTTGGGAGTTTGCTGAACTTCTACGAAAGGCCAAGGGGGTGCAGTCGTGAGCGAACCGAAGCGATACAACGAGGAGATGGTCAACATCTCCAATGGCGACCCTTGCGGTGAAATCGAATTCGATTATTCGGCAAGTATGGTCGAAGCATTTGAAGGTCGATGGGTAGCGTGGGAGGACTACGCCGAACTCAAGGCCGAAGCCGAGCGGTATCGTCTGGCAAGCCTCCGTGTCGATGTGAGTGAACTACACGCACAGTTCAACCGAGCATTGTTCGATGATACTATTGCCGAGAACGCCCGCCTCAAGGCCGAGGTCGAGCGGCTCCGCAAGGCCGGGGATGCTCTGCACAAGTCCATGCTGGAAGTCGGTCCCAACGAGATGGCCGAAGAGTTCGACCACGACCGCTGGTGGGCTTCGTATTACGGATGGCAAGCCGCCAAGGAGAGCAAGCCGAGCGTATGACCCTTAACCAGCGCTTCTCCGTCGTCGCCCTGCTCCTGCTTGGCCTCAACGCCCAAGCCAAGACCGACGCGGCCTTCCTCTCCGCCGTGGCCGAGGTCGAGTCCGGGCACAACCGCCGCGCCATCGGCAAGGCCGGTGAGCGTGGCATGTATCAGGTCGGCAAGGCCGCATGGGACGACGCCTCCGCCCGCCTCAAGGCCGAGGGCCATTACGCCTTCCCCTGGTCTAAGTGGCGAGACGCCACGGCGCAGGACATGGTGGCCGCCTCGCACCTCCGCTGGATCAGGTCGAACTTCCACCGCATCGGCATGACCGACCCGACCCCCGAACAACTCGCCCTCGTCTGGAACGTCGGCTGGACCGCCGCTCAGGCCCAAGGCTTTCGGGCGAACGGCTACGCTTTCCGCGTGGCCAACCTTTTCCGCTTGTCCTTAGCCAAGCCGCGTTAAAGGGTCTTGCCGATGCATCTCCTTGTGGCGATTGACCCTGGCGTGAACGGCGGACTCTGCTGGTCACTAGACGGTGACCCGGTGGAGTGCGCGAAGATGCCCTCATCTGACATCGAGGTCTGCCAACTCCTCGCCGATCTCAGCTGCAAGGCCAAGGACGTAAGCCTCTACCTCGAGGAACCTCCGCTCTTCGCCGGCAAGAACATCCCCGGCTCCGCCATCGGTAAACTGATGTGGAACACCGGCGTCCTCTACGGCGCCGCCGTCGCCATGGGCTGGAAAATCCACCGCATCCGTCCGGCCATCTGGCAGAAGACGCACACTTGCGGGACCAAGGGCGACCTGACCACGACCCAATGGAAAAACAAGCTGAAGGCCCGAGCCGCAGAACTCTACCCCACCGTCGACGTCACCCTCTGGAACGCCGACGCCCTCCTGATCTTCGACTCCGCCACCCGCGGCGTCATCAACTAATCTCCCCATGAAGAAAGACCCGAAACTCCCCGCCGAATACCGCATCATCGCGGACTCGTCATACATCGTTTTACCCGATCAGAAGGTCGCCCGCCTCCTGACCCCGACCGTCCGCAACGGCGTGACGTATTACAACCTCTTCGTCCCCGACTACACGCGGATGTCCCTCGCCGACATCGAGGCCACCATCAAGGCCGGTGAAGTCACCAAGGCCGAACAGTCCGCCAAATAATCTCCACCATGAGCACCAAACCCACGCCCCCCAACTCCGCCACCGCCTCCCTCGTCCAAGCGCTCGCCGCCCTGGACAACGTGAAGGCCAACAAAATCAACCCGGCCTTCAAGGCCAAGTACGTCTCCCTCGACGCGCTGCTCGACGCCATCAAGCCGGTCCTGCTCGACCACGACCTCGCTCTGATCCAGACGCTCGTCAGCCAGGAGGGCAAGGTCGGCGTCTCGACCGCCTTCCTGCACAGCTCCGGCGAACGCTTTGAGTTCGGCACCCTGCTCGTCAAGGCCGAGGGACTGACCGCCCAGCAGATCGGCGGGGCCATCACCTACATCCGCCGACAGTCCATCCAGACCGCCTGCGGCATCTCGGTCGACCTCGACGACGACGGCGCCGTGGCCTCTGGCTTCCGTTCTGCGGCCTCCGCACCTTCCGCCCCTGCATTCTCCCCCACCCCTCGCCCCCTGACCAAATGAGCAAGCCTGACTTCGACCCCTTCGACCCGGTGAACGCCGCCATGCGTCACCTCCACAACCAGAACCTCGCGTCGGCTGCCGAAGCCCGCGCCGAGGCTCAGGCCAAGACCATCTCCGAGATGCGCTACGCTGGCAACGAACTCGCCCGCGTCCTCGACGACATCATGCAGTCTGAGCTCTGCCAGTTCGACGCCATCTCGAAGGCCTGCTGCATCGCCACCATCGCCAAGTGGAACCGCGCCAAGACCGGGCAACTCTGATGGCCGAAGTCCCCAAGGGCATCGAACGGATCGCGGCCACCGTCCCGAAGCAGTACGCCCTGCTGCTCTTCCTGGACGGCTTCCCTTACGTCGAGTTCACGGCCCGCAAGCACGCCGACTTCCTGACCGACCTCAACGCGTGGAAGCGCAAGACCTACCCGTCCCTGTCCCGCTCCAACGTCCGCTTCTTTACGCTTGCCCCTAACGGCGAGATAAAGGAACTTACCTTCACGCCGACTCGCTCATGACCAACCGCGAAAACATCAAGCGCCTCGTCGAGAACATCACGGGCTCGCTCGCCACCGTCCAGCACATCGCCGGACGTTATGAACAGCACGACGCCGACATCATCACGCTCTCCGACCTCAACCGCTCGGCCATCACCGAGCTTCAGGTCTTCACCGATCACATCGACACCGCTGACGAAGCCGCCCAGGTCAAGCCGCTCCATGACCGCGTCCACGTCCTCGTCGTCCAGCTGCGCGTCCTGCGGAATACGCTCGAGGCCATGGAGAACGCCGCCGAGTCCGCCCTTGAAGACGTGCGCCGCATCTCCGCCAGCGTCGAAGAAGCCAGCCCCGAAGATGACAGCCTGTGAACTCTGCAAGGGAGCGTGCTGTGAAAGCATCCTCCTGCCCATCGACGCGTCCCCGACAACGACCGAGTTCTACGCCGCCCGCGGCGAGGTCTTCATGATCGTCGGACGCACCTTCGCCGAACTGCCTTCCCGCTGCCCGCACCTCTCCGGCTCCGGCAAGTGCAAGACCTACTCCAACCGCCCGGTCGCCTGCTCCCGCTTCGCCGTGGGCTCGACCATGTGCGTGACCGCCATCCAGCGCCGTCGCCACGATCAGGCCGACGCCATCATGGCCCTCATCTGATGCTTAATTTCTTTCTAGGATTAATGGTTGGATACTTTGTCCGCGTATCCATTCAACTCGTCACCGAAGACGACAACGACTGATTTCCCACCAACACCCAATAACACACCCATGCCCGACCTCATCACCGAACGCGTCATCTATGACGGCATCCAAGCGCTCAACCAATCCGGCGCGAAGGAACTGCTCAAGTCCCCCGCCCACTACCAGGCTTACCTTGCCCGCACCCGCGAGGACTCCAAGGCCCTGCGCGTAGGCACCGCCGTCCACAAGCTCGCCCTCGAAGGGCTGGACGCTTACAACGCCACCCACGCCATCGCCCCGGACGTGGACAAGCGCACGAAGGAAGGCAAGGCCGAGTGGGCCGAGTTCGTCACCGCCAACGAAGGCAAGGCCATCCTGACCGCCGAAGAGGGCGCCCTCGTCGACGCCGTGGCCAACTCCGCCGCCGCCTGCATGAAGAACAATGGCATCGTCCTGACGAAGACCGAGGTCATGTTCACCGCCTTCCTCGGTGACACGTTGTGCAAATGTGCAATCGACGGCATTTCCGATGACGGGTATATATATGACTTAAAGACCTGCGAGGATGCCAGCCCGCACGGCTTCCTTCAGTCCGTCCGAAAATACAAGTATGCCCTCCAGGCTTACTTCTACCGGCACGCCGTCGAGTCCGCCTACAAGTGTCGCGTCCTTGGCTTCCGCTTCATCGCCGTCGAGAAGGAGCCGCCCTACGCCCACGCGGTCTACGAGCTGGGGCCGGAACTGATGACCGGGGCCGCCTTCGACTTCGAGCGCGCGCTGACCCTGTATAAGGAATGCACGGCGTCGGGCAACTGGCCCGGCTACCAGACCGAGATCACCACCATCGACATCGCCGCCAAGCCCAGCGCCGCGACCAACATCAACTTCGCCTAATGGACGCTTTCGAGTGCATCCTTAAGATTATTGTCACGCTGACATTCTTCGGCCTTATCGTCGCATCGCTCATCAAATACCTCTCCACCTAACATCATGACCACCGAAAACGACCGCCCCCCGCTCACGTCCATCAGCACGAACGGCACCTACAAGCTGAAACTCATCAAGCCCAAGTTCGAGAAGGTCAAACAGTGGGAGGACGGCACCACGTCCTGCCGCCTGTTCTTCGTCGACGACAAGGGCTTCTGCCTGTCGAAGAACTTCTCCAGCAAATACGGCAAGGCCCTCGCCATGCTCGTCGGCAAGTTCTCCGGCAAGTATACCAACGAGATCCGTCTGGACGCGACCCCTGCCGAATATATGCAGTACATCGCCCCCGCCTGCGGCCAGACCATCCTCGTCGGCGTCGAGGTCGAAGCCAACGGCGAGTGGCAGGGTAAGCCTCAGTATAAGTACAAGATGACGTATCCCCGCGGCTCTCAAAAGCCGACCGCCCCCGAAGAGCCGCTGCCGCCCGAAGGCGTTCCCTTCTAATCCCGTGACCGAAGCACCCACGCCGATGTCCGCCCCGACGCTCGTCCTGATCGCAGGCTACGCCAGGGCGGGCAAGGACACGCTCGCCTCCGGCATCCTCGAGTGGTCTCAGCGGCCCGCCGAGCACATCAACTTCGCTGACGCCCTCAAGGAGGCCGCGAACCACTACATGGATTACCTCGGCCTTGATGGGGACTTCTTCAAGGAGGACTTCAAGGTGGATAACCGCGACTTCCTCGTCCACGCGGGCAAGTTCGCACGGCGCATGGATCGGGACGTCTTCGCCCGCCACTTCGCCAACTGGTGCCCGGTCATGAAGCACCACGACCAACCCTCCCCAGAGACGGTCGTCTGCTCCGACTGGCGCTACGTCAACGAGCTGCGCGTCTGCCAGGACATCCTCTGGGAGAAAGGCTGGAAGGTCCGCACCATCTACGTCGCCACCGCTGGGGTCGGCCCGGCCAACGACGAAGAGCTCGACAGCATCGCCGAGATACGCGCCTCTCACCTGTTCGACCAGGAGTATATCTTCAGGCCGTCCTCGCGTAACGCGATCATGACCGAAGGCCGCAACCTCGCCCGCTCATGGAAACTCTGAACACCGACACGCTGCGCTGGGCGAACAAGGTCGGCCTGTCCCCCGACCGAGTGGCCTTCCTGCTGGCTTGCCCGAAGTATACCCGCACCGGGCGAAACGACAAGCCCGCCTACATCAAAGCCGAGAACCCGAACCACCATCTCCAGAAACTCGGCGACTGCTATTGGTTCCGCCTTCGTCGCCGCGGCAAGGACATCGTCGAGAACATCGCCAGCGACCTCGAGACCGCCCGCAAGCGCCGTGACGAGATGCTCGCGGCCTTCGACGCCGGCAAGCCCATCCCTTACATCAACGTCCGATGAGCGAAGTAATCAAAGGATGGCAACCAATGGAAACTGCCCCGAGAGATGGGTCTTACTTCATTGCTGGATACTATGACGACATATGCGGTCGAAAGGCTTGGGTGTGTATGTGCAACTACGAGCTTGGAGCATTTAACGCGCAAGAGCAGGTTTGTGAACCAGACTTTTGGATGCCAATTCCTAACCCTCCAAAACAATGAGCACACCAACCCGCTTCGTCGCCTTCGGTGATAACCACGGCGACATGGCTGACGAGAACGCCGTCGAGGCCCTCGTCGAGTTCATCAAGGACTACAAGCCCACCGTCCGCGTCCACCTCGGCGACTGCTTTGACTTCCGATCGCTCCGCCGTGGGGCTGGACAGGATGCCGAAGGCGCCGAGTCCCTCATCTCCGACATCGAGGCCGGTGAAGCCTTCCTCGAGCGCACCAAGCCCACCGTCTACCTGATGGGCAATCACGAGCACCGCGCCCAAGCCCTCCAGCATACCTCCGGCTCCGCCCTGGTACGCGACTACTGCGCCGACCTTGAGGCCCGCATCAAGACCGCCGCGAAAAGCTGCGGAGCCAAGACCATCCTGCCCTACCACGCCGAGAAGGGCGTATACCGACTAGGTCAGGTCGCCTTCATCCACGGCTACGCCCACGGCCTGAACGCCACCGCGGAACAGGGCAAGCACTACGCCGACCGCGGAGGCGCTCTGATCCACGGCCACACCCACACGCTCGCCCAGGTCAACCTGACCAAGGCCGAGGGCGGCGCCGCTTTCTCCGCCGGCTGTCTCTGCCAGAAGGACGCCATGGCCTACGCGTCGCACCGGCTCGCCACCTCCCGCTGGGGCTCAGGCTTCGCCGCCGGCTGGGTCGACGGCAAGGACTGGAAGGTCTGGCTCGTCCACCGCGTCGGCTCCCGCTGGGTCTGGACCACCGACCTCAAGGTCTTCACCCCGAAGGCCCGATGAAGCGCTTCGATGCCCACGCCCTCGTCGCCGCGATCAACGCCGACGACACACCCGAAGGCTGGCACAAGACCACGGAGGTCGTCCGCCTCCTAGGCTATACGACCCGGGCCGGTGTCGCCCTGCCGCTCGCCCGAATCGTCAAGGCAGGCTACGCCGAACAGAAGACCATCCGCCGAGGTCGCTTCATCTATCGCCTGTCGCCCAGGTTCAAGTCTTGGCCCGCCGCCAAGGCCGCAGCTGAAGCCCTGGACAAGTTCAAGGCCCCCAAGGGATGGGTCACCCTCTCCGAGTATGCGCACAAGCACCGGCGCACCGTCCGCGGCGTGCAATACCGCATCGACGGCATGGCCCTACCTGTCCGCATCCTCCGCAACCCGCGGAGCGTCCCCTACTACCGCAAGGCCGACCTAGACCGCATCCTACGCAAAGCATCTTGACCACGGGCACCCACGCCCACAAACCCCAACCCTCTCTTCCAT